TCATGATTCTGCTGTTGCAACTGCACAGCAAATCACCAAAACAGAAACCTATCGTGATCCAGATAGCTTTGCTGACATCGTGCGTGGTATGCACCTTTATGGTCGTAAGATTTTGCGCCCCGAAGGTATTGTCACTGCTAAATACAACGCCGCTTAAGGAGAACATAAATGGCAACTATTACCACTCTTTCTAACGCCGTTGGCGCAGCTACACAACCTGTTCGTAGCATTCGTAATGTGCCTTATGTGGTGGAAAACACCATCAGTTTGGCTGCTGCTGTAACAGCAAAGGGTTCTGCTCTTGCTGCTGCTGACGTAATTGAAGCTCTGCAAATTCCCGCACAATCTATTGTGTTGGCTGCTGGCTTTGAAATTACTTCTGCTGTTACTGGTAGCTGCACAGTTAGCTTGGGCGTTACTGGTGTAACAGCCGCTGCTTATGTGTCTGCTTTTGGCGTGACTGGTTCTCTGTCTGTGGGTGATTATGCAACACCAGCCACTGCCGGATACCCCATCGTAACTAAAGCTGCTGACACTTTGGACTTGTTGCTTGTCACTGAAACCACCACATTGAGCGCCGGTTCTATCCGTGTGTTTGCTGTGATTGTTGATGCACAAGACCGTGTTGGCCCTGCTTCTGTAGATCGTGAACAGTTGGCTTAATAGCTAACTAAACCGAGGGGCAGCTTCCAAAAGAGGTTGCCCCTTTTTTTGTTTATAACGAAAGACTTTATAATGGCTATCACATCTGCTCTTTGCACAAGCTTTAAAAAAGAACTTCTAGAAAGAAAGCATGATTTTAATGTTACTTCTGGTCACACTTTTAAAATTGCTTTGTACACTTCTTCGGCATCTCTTGACGCTGCAACCACGGCTTATACAACTTCTAACGAAGTGGTAGGTACAGGCTACACTGCTGGTGGAGCAACCCTTACAAACATTGACCCAACATCTAGCGGCACTACAGCTTTTGTAGATTTTGCTGATGCAACTTTTGCTAGTGCTACCATCACTGCTGCTGGCGCTCTTATTTATAATACCACCACTGATGGTGGATCAGCCACTACCAATGCTGTAGCTGTCATTTCTTTTGGTGGAGATAAGACTTCTACCAATGGTGACTTTGTCGTTCAATTCCCCGCAGCAGACGCAAGTAACGCAATTATTAGAATTGCTTAAGGAGTAGCTATATGGCTACAACTGTACGCTCTGGTGCTATATACGGCATAGGTGTCTATGGTGTAGCTAGGTATGGTAAAAGCAATGTTGCTTATACTCCAGACGGTGTGCAGGCAGTTGCCACTAGTGATAGTGGTGTTGTAATAAGTGGTGATGCTAATCACGTAGTTGTTAGTTTAGTAGCCCCTGCTATTGTTGGTTCTGTCGGTGTTGTTGGTGTAGCTGTAACTAGTGTGGTTGGTGTATCAGCCACTGGTAGTGTTGGTACTAATTTCACATTCAGCTTAGGCTGTAGATTTACACCAACAGGAGTGGCCTCTACAGGCTCTGTAGGCAGCGTAATTGTCTTGGCTAAGGCTAGGACACTACCAACAGGAGTTGTCTCTTCCGCTGTTGTTGGTAGTGTTTCTATAATAGGAAAAGCAACAACTTCTTTAACAGGAAGCTCAGCCACAACAGCAATAGGCACTGTAGATGTAAGAAGTATAAATAGAATACCTGTTACTGGTTTACAAGCAACAGGTAGTGTAGGCAGTGTTGTTGTTGTAGCTAAAGCCAATACCAGTGTTTTTGGTTTTGGAGCAACAGCAACTTTAGGAATTGTAGAAACAACAGCACAAAGTGTTTCTGCTACAACTGGTGTAGTTGCTACAGGAAGTGTTGGTAGTGTTTCTATATTTGAGAATGCACAACCAACATTTGATGGTGTTTCTGCAACAGGCAGTGTTGGTAGTGTTACAATTACCACTGTTGTTTTCAATTATAATGCTGTTGCAGCTTTATACGATAAAAATAGAACAGTGTATGTGGAAGCTAAATCCACTGCTAAAGAACGTACAGTGATGGTGATGAAAGATAATAGGGTTGTATATATAGAGGGAAGGTCTACAACAGCTACACGAACAGCAAGTGTAGATGAGCTTCCAAGAAAGATATATACATACAGAAAACTTTCCTCATCTGATAGAAGTGTATTAGTGGAGTAAGGAATAATATGTCATTTAGATGGCCCAATAAAGATCCAGATGAAACTTTAGACTACAGTGTTGACTGGTCTAGATGGCTTAATGGTGCGACCATCTCCTCTGTAGTTTGGTATGTGGATAACTCTTCTGGAGTAAAGACAGCTTTACCCGCAAGCAACACTGTTAACGGTTTACAAAATGTTGCTCAAACTATTAGTGGTGGAGTGGCTACAATTAATTTAGGTTTAGGCACAAACAATACTGAATATAAAATCTATTGTAATATGTCTGACAGTAGTGGTAGTGTAGCTGAGCGTGTTATTAGATTGAGGATTAAGGAACAATAATGGCATACAATTTTCTTGATCTAGTTAATGAAGTGAATAGAAGGCTTAATGAAGTTGAGCTTACTTCTAGTAATTTTCCCACTGCTGTTGGCTTCTACGCACACAATAAAGATGCAGTGAATGCTGCCATTAGAGACATCAACCATATCCACCATGAGTGGCCTTTCAATCATGTGTTAGCAGAAGAAACATTAACGGCTGGTATTATCCGTTATGCTTTTCCTACTGATGCCAACACCATAGACTTTGATACTTTTCGTATTGAAGAAAGCACAACATTTAACAATAAGACACAAAAGCTAACTATTCTTGCATATGAAGACTACTTGTCTAAATACATTGATCAAGAATACACAGCAGACACAAGCAAGAGAGATGTTCCTTCTTTTGTCTTTCATGCTCCTAGCTTAGAGTTTGGTATGGTTCCTGCACCTAAAGATGCCTACACTTTATATTATGAATACTACAGAATACCTGTAGACTTGTCTTTATTTTCAGATGTTCCTTCTATTCCTGAAAGATTTAGACATGTAATTATTGATGGTGCAATGCACTATGCATATTTATTTAGAAGTAATGAACAAGCATCTAGCATGGCTAAAGCTAAGTTTGAAGAAGGTGTCAAACGTATGCGTACTATGTTAGTTAATAGATATACATACATGAGATCAGGAATGCTTATTCCATCTAAAGCTACGGCTTTTGGCGATAGGGTGAACTGATGGCAGACTTATGGCAGACTTATGCTTTTGAGTTTAAGGGTGGCTTGCTCTCTAGCTTGTCGCCTTTACAGCAAGGTATTAATGCTCCGGGCAGTGCTCGTCTGTTAAAAAACTTTGAGCCTTCTACAGATGGTGGATATAGAAGAATAGAAGGTTTTAGTAAATATGACAGTGCTTTTGTTCCAGCTTATGGCTTGCCTAAAGTACATGGTAGTGGTCAAACAGGAACAGCACTTGTCTTAGGAAATATATTTACTGCTCCTGTTGCTGGAGACACTCTTACCATCGCTGGTGTCACAGGAACATATACAATAGCAAGTGCTGGTGTTTCTTATGACAGCACAAATAAAAGAGTTACATTAACACTTACAACATCTATGGCTAGCAGCCCTGCTGATAAAGCTGCTGTAACTTTTACTTCTCATACAGGTGTTGTTAACGGTGTGGCAACGTGGGAAAGCACTGTCATTGCTTACAGAAATAATGATGTTTATAAGTCTACAGGTAGTGGTTGGACAAAGATTAATATTCCCTCATATGGCACTGTGTTAGTTAATGGTGCTGGTCAAACAGGAAGTAGTCTTGCTGTAGATGGATTGACAGATGTTCCTCAAGTAGGGGATACGTTTTCTATTGCAGGCGTAGAGAAAATCTACACTGTCACAGCAACTCCCACTGTCACAAGTGGTGGTTCTACACTAGCTATCAATCCTGCTCTAGCTAGTAGTCCTGCTGATAATGCAGCCGTTACTTGGCTATCTGTAAATTACACTGGTGGCATTAAACTTAGAACAGCTAAATATAGAACTAACAGTGTTGATAAAATTGTAGGTGTAAATGGAACAAACTATCCCTTTATTTGGGACGACACCACTTTTACTTCGTTGGACACTAATACTGATTTGTTAGGTGCTGATTTTGTAGTGTTTCATAAAAATCAATTGTTCTTTGTAAATGAAGACAAGCTTATTTTTTCTGCTCCCTACACAGACACTGATTTTACAGCAGCTAACGGCGCTGGTGTTATTAGTGTTGGGGCAATAATAACAGGCATCATTGTTTTTAGAGAAGCTTTAATTATCTTCACTGATAAAAGTATTAGCCAACTTGCAGGAAACACAGTATCAGATTTCAATCTTCAACCAATTACACGAAATGTAGGCTGTGTAGCTAGTGACACCATACAAGAGATAGGTGGAGACATTATGTTCTTAGGCCCAGAAGGTTTAAGACTATTAAGCGCAACAGATAGAACAGGCGATTTTAACTTAGGTGTGGTATCAAAGCCTATACAAGCAGAAGCCACTGAGCTTATATCTTCTAGTAGTAGTTTTGCTAGCGTTGTTATTAAACAGAAGTCTCAGTATAGACTTTTAGGATATAATGCTTCTGTTACAACAGAAAGTGCTAAAGGTATTTTAGGCACTCAAATGGTTGGGGATAATACCAGCACTATTTCTTGGGCTGAGACAGTGGGCATTAAAGCGTATGTAGCAGACAGTAATTATATAAATCAAACAGAAACTATTATATTTGCCCATTCTGATGGGTATGTCTATCAGATGGAGAGTGGTAATAGTTTTGATGGTACTAATATTTTAGCTAGCTTTGCCACTCCATATGTTCCAGTTAATGATCCAAGAATTAGAAAAACTTTTTATAAGCTGTTTTTATATACAGACCCACAAGGATCTGTAAATATGTCAGCTAATTTAAAGCTAGACTTTGATGATTTTGGAAGCATACAACCAGAAACTATTTCCTTGTCCAATGTGAATAGTGGTAGTGTTGGTTTCTATGGAACCAGTACAGCTAAGTATGGTGCTACAAAATATGGTACAAAGCTTAAGAAGCTGTTTCAAACACAAGTAATTGGAAGTGGTTTCTCTGTGTCATTGCAATTTGTTTCAGATGGTACAGATCCCCCTTTCTCATTAGACGCTGCTACGTTAGAATATTCTAACCATGACAGGCGTTAATGTGGTAAAACTGTTAGGCATTTATTAAGGAAATAACATGGCAGGATATACAAGAGTAGACACTATCAATAACATTGCAGACGGTAATGTTATTAATGCTGCTGATTTAGATGGGGAGTTTGATGGCGTTCAATCTGCCTTTAATGCTTCTACAGGCCACAACCATGATGGCACTGCTGGTGAGGGTGCTCCAATCCTTGCGCTTGGCCCTACGCAAAATGTAACAATTTCTGCCTCTGTTCTTGGTGTTGCGACTACTAACACTGTTGACTTAGGCACAAGCTCATTAAAATTTAAAGACTTCTATTTAGCTGGTAATGCTTCTATTGGTGGCACACTTGGTGTTACAGGGGCTACTACACTATCAGCAGCGTTAACATATGGTGGTGTTACATTAAGTAACGCCGTAACAGGCACTGGCAACATGGTGTTGTCAGCTTCTCCTACATTAACTGGTACGGCAGGTTTTGCAAATATTACGGCATCAGGCACACTGAATGTTACTGGTGTAGCTACATTGGGCAACGGTGCTATTCTTGGCACTCCAGCATCTGGCACTGTAACCAACCTTACCGGCACAGCCTCTATCAACATCAACGGCACTGTTGGCGCTACTACAGCCACTACTGGTGCATTCACTACGCTATCAGCCACTGGTGTCACAACTGTTCAAGCTGGAACAGCGGCACTTCCTGCAATCACTGCCACAGGCGACACCAACACAGGTATTTTCTTTCCTGCCGCTGACACCATTGCTTTTTCTGAAGGCGGTGTAGAGGCCGCAAGGATTGATAGTGATGGAGATGTTGGTATTGGTACTACAAGTCCTACCACAAGACTTCATGTTAATTCTGCTGGTGCAGCTATTGCCACTATTCAATCAACATTAGCGGCTGGTAATACCAATGTTGAAACACGATATATTTCTACAAACCGCAGTTGGGGTGTAGGTCAAAACATTATTCAAACTTCTTCAATATTTGAAATTGCAGATGTAACAGCAAATGCAACAAGACTTGCTATCGACTCCAGCGGTAATGTGGGTATTGGGACGAGTTCGCCTTCTTCTTTTAGTGGCTACACAACCGTATCTGTCAACAACGCAACAAACGGCGGCATTTACAACATCCTTGTGAACGGAACAGAAACGGCACGTTTGCAAGCGTTTAGCGGAATTTTTAACGTGGCGGCAAAAGGTGCTGCTACAAATCTTACGTTTGAAACCAACGGCTCAGAACGAGCCCGTATCGACTCCAGCGGTAACTTGGGTATTGGTACTACAAGTCCTGCAACAAAGCTGGATGTTTATGGGGTTGTGAGGGCATCTACAGGGTCAAGTTTATATACAAGTATTACCTCCCCTGCTACTGGCGGGGTTAGTGGAAAAGTAATTTCCGCAGACAATAATTTGGAACTTACTGCTGATTCATTATCTAGTGGTTCAACAAATTTAATATTTAAAACATCTGCGTCTGGAACAACTTCCGAAAAGATGCGTATCGACTCCAGCGGTAACTTGGGCTTGGGGGTTGCTCCTAGTGCTTGGCAAGTAAACAATCGGGCAATACAGTTGCTTGAAGGTTTTGCAAGTATTTCTTCCAACAATTCCCAAGGCTGCTGTGATGTGGCATTTAATTGTTTTAACGCAGGTTCTGCGGCTACTTCAGGTTGGAAATATACAAAC